AATCATTTATATTTTCCTTCTTTCTATTAATAATATTTTGTTAAACCTACAAAACATACCTCTCTCATACTTCCATATGCTCACTTATGCTATGTATTTCAAACTATAAAATCCCTTAAAACTCACCTTTGATTGGTTTACAAATTCGCCACTTCTTTTTCACTAACAAAAATTCCTTATTATATGTAAATAAAACTTCTACTGTATCTATTACATTGCCACTTTTATCTCTAATACTTGTCTTAGAAGGTATTTCTAACAATATGTAAGCATCTTCTGGCACATTATGTTTATATTCACTAACTAAAACAGTGTTATTTTTACTTTGTAATTTAACCCACTCTATAAAATCATCATATGGAAACTCTCCAAGAATCTTTTTATAATAAGGAGTAGTGCCTTTATATGGAGGATCGCAATATATTAAACAATTTTCATAATCTAAATCTTTAAAATCTTCACATGTAAATTGTGTATTTTGCAATCCTTTCATTTTCTTTAAAATACTATTATGTCCTCTTAAAGCATAATTACCTTCACCACCTCCTTTAGAATCCCTAGCATATCCACCCCAATATTTACCTGCGAAGCTACAAGCAAATCCAACAAATCCTGCTATATGAGGTTCTTTATCTTGATTCTTTTTAGCATTTGCATAATATTCTTCTGTTACGATAGTAGGTGGTATCCATCCATTCTGTAATGCTTTAAACATTGCAATTAAATAAGGATTTTTATCATTTAATATTTTATTTTTGATACTTACTTTAGATGCTACATTTACAGATCCACAAAAAGGTTCTACATAGTGTGTGTGTGTGTGTGTGTGTGTGTGTGTGTGTGTGGAATTAATGAACTCTGATATATGTTTTGATATTCTTTGCTTACCTCCGAAATATTGGATATTAAAGCACCTCTTTCTATTATATTATTTATATAATTTGAAATATTTTTAGCTATTTTCGCCTTCCCTCCAAAGTATCTTATTGTTTTCCACTCCTTTTTATTTTTATATTATATTTCTTCTCTTATTTCACTCTTGCCATGCCACAAGAATCTCTTAACCTTACCTTGAAACCATATTTGATTAATAAACGGTTCATCTGTATACTTAGCACAAAAATGATAATAATGATTATCTTTCAAATCTAACCAATAGAAGTGGGGCCATTTGCATTGGAATATTTCTAACCATGACCCACGTTTATGTATAATTGTTTTAGAAGGATTAAATATTAATTGTTTTATTGCTCCTAATAGACAATTACTGTACATTTTATGTATTTATCCTTTCTTATCTTATTTAATAATCAGCACATTTGACAACATTTATATTATATTTATTTTTACATGTTGTACATATGTATTTATCATTATCATCAACCCATATATAATTTACATTCGTCATTCTTTTACCACATTTCGTACAACGCTCTTCTATATAATTTATATCTACCTCCTTGTTATTATGAAACTTTATTTTTTGCATCTTCATGTTTTGTCATTTCCTCCGTTGTATCTAAAAAATCTCCAATAGAATCTGTTAGATCAATCAATGTCAATTCAACATTAGTATCTAACAATTCAAATAATGTTTTTTCTAATGAAAAACTTCCAACAAAATAAGATTCAACTTTTGTATTATAATTCTCTCTACCAATAATTAATTTCCCAAAACCTTTATGCTCTTTGCCTGTAATGTATTCTACTAATTTTACTTCAATTAATTTATCAATTGTATTTTTAGAAGTAAAAATTGCGTCTAGGATTTGAGTTACTGATTTGGTTGAGTTATCTATTAATGATGTGATTATGTAGTTTGGTTTATTTTGTTTGTTAGAGATGGAGGGGATTTCTGATAGGGATATTGTGCCATTAAGTATTATTTTTTGCATTTGTATTACCTCTTTCTATATTTTATTCTTGTATATTCCTGACCGTTTAATAGAAAAATTTTCGAAATTAAACCCTTGCTACAAGCGACTTGTAGAGTTTATAAATATGCTCTGAGTCACTTGAACTTCTTATTAGGGTAATTGTATAGGTCGAATATTTGAACGTCTTAGAGAGTCAATATTTTTGCATTTTCTATATTCTTCTTTATACAAATAATATTTATTTTTGTATTTACTTTTCTTCTTTTAATTTTTCTTTATCTCTTTCTTCCTTTCTCCTTATTCTCTCATTGTGTTCTTTGAGTTGATCCTTGCTACCCATTTTCATGAATTTCATAATATTATGTATCTTATGAATATCCTTTTCTTCCACACCTAGAATTGCTTCCTCACACACCTCTGGACTTATTATATTCCATACTTTTATTCCTTCTGCTTCAAACTTTGGGAGTAAATTGTTTACTGACGATGAACCAGATGGAAGAAGGATTGCTAAAGTTGGAGGATTATCAGAATATCTATATATTTGATTATTCTTAGATTTAAGATAATTATCATCTTTATTCTTTGACTTTTTACCATCTGTGTTGGTTTCATGAAAAATTGTATAGACACCAATGTATTTAAGTATTCTTTTTCACCTCCTTTCTATGTTAGTAATATATCATATTATAATGATTAAAGCAAATGATTTTATTTTTATATTTAATAACTTACATTATAACTGTAAATTAATTTCTTATTGCCACATTCATCACAAACTAAATATACAAAATGTTCTGTATAACTATCATCATAATAATTATTGAATTTTTCACGATGTTCAAGTGAATTTTCTTTACTATTACATATCTGACATTCAATAATGAAGTCACTGTTGGAGTTTGTCATATTTTTCACCTCATTTCTATTATTTTATTTTAGGCAAGGGGATAGGTTGGTGATTATTATGAGGTTTTATTATGTAAACCTATGCCCCTTGCCTATGTGATAATTATAGCATTTTTTGAATGTGATGTCAATGATTAATTTTATTTTTTAATTTAATCTTCTCTTGGTCTATTTGGAATCATAATAAAATCTTCCCTTGCATCTGTACTACAATTTTTATTTATTAATTTAGACAAATATGAATGATCTGATTTTCTACTTATAATTACTTTTTCGCCACTTAATATTTTATCAATAGTGTTCTCAACATTGTATCCATTGTTTATAGAATTGTATTGATCTATGTATTTTCCTTCTTCATATATTAATTGCATAGTAGTTTTATACGGACTATCTAACTTTTCTACTATTTCTAATATTTCAAACGTGAAATTTTCTTCTCCATATTCATTCCATGCTTCTTGTAGTTTATAACTATGATGAGAGTTATTGTTTAGTTTATCTATATGTTCATCCCAACGCCTATCAATGTCATTACTCTCGCCAATATATACTTTGTTATTTTTAGTATTAGTTATTTTATAGATGCCAATTGTTTTATTTAATTTAATCATATTTACTTAACTCCTTCTTATTTTAAAATTTATTTTAACTCCCTTTTATATCTATATGCGTTTCAGCCATTTTACAAATATATAGATTTCTAACACCTAGACCCTAATGATCACTTTAAGCGTTTTTATAGGCATACGATAGAACATAGTATTCACTAGGGTTAGAGGGTTTTAAATGGTATAATAATACTATATAATCTAATACATAGGTTTTCATGTATGCCTAAGAAATGAACAAAAGTGATCATTAGGGTGGCATTACGTATGCCTAAATTTTGAGCTTTTTTGTCACTTTTATAGGCATCTAATTAGATAGTTAATTCTACATTACTATTAGAGATATAATTCTACAAAATCATTAGAAATTAAATGCTACAATTTTTAGGGGTTAAAAATATGTTTTGCGAAATTCATAATTAATTTATTTTTATCATATTATTTTCTCTTATATATTCATACAATTTTAAGTCTTCCTCCTTTAAACATTTTTCATATTGCTTTATTGTGTCCTCATAATAATACTTTATATAGAACATTTTCCTTCCTTCTATTTTGTCACTTTCATTTGATAAAGCCAATTTTTCAAATCCTTTAGATTTTATGTAATCAAAATCTTTTTGCTCATCTTTTGTAAAAATAGGATTTAGATAATAATAAATATATTCTGGTCTTTCATATAATTTTATTTCATATCTATTGTTTCCCCCTTTAAATTTTCTTTGATGATCATCTTCATCGATATAAGTTATTGGTTTTGATTTATACATTTTAATTAGATTATATTTACCATTAGATAATTTTTTAGCAAACTTACTTATTGTATCATCATATAATCCTATGTATTTAGATATTTCTTCTCTGTCTGGAAATGCATAATGAGTTCTATAATATAGAGGAATAACTTCACCAGTTGAATAGTTTATTTTCTCCCATGCAAGATAATAATTGTATTTAGTTAATATTACACAATAGATGGCCCATTCTGTAGGAGATAAAGTAGTTATTATTTTATGTACAAATTCACAAGGTATGGGAGAGTATCCATTTTTATCAATATGATCAATTAATTTATTATTATATCCTATATAGAATTTTATTAACTCATTATTATTCAGTGCTATAATATCTTTATCAATAATAATTACCTTGTGAAATATTAGTTTACCGATAGCATTTTTAATCTTATTAGGTTTTAAATTTGTTTCCTCTGCAATTGAGTTTACTGTAGTAGATACATATTCACTCTTTATTGCTCTGGACATTAGATACCATAGAATGTACCATCCATCTATTGTATATTTGTCCTTAATGTGTGATTTATTAATAGAATCATATTGTAATTTAATAAATCTAGTGTAGTCTATACCCCTTATATCAAATGTTTTGTCAAAGTATATGTATCTGGAATCGGTTGAGTTATAGAATTGAGACAAATCCTTTAGGGATTCTACTTTATTCATATTTTACTTAATTCCTTCCTTATTATGTAGTCATTTATTTACTCCATTGATTTAGTATTGTATCTAGTTTATTATTTCTTAGAAACATCCAATAAGTTCTATTTGTTTTT